AACCTTTCGGTTTTACGGTCACCAGAGCAAGAGTAGCTACGTTAGTAGCAAGTCCTCTGCCGAGGTGTATGAGCTTGGTAATTCATACCAAACTCTCTGGCGTACGCCTCGCCGTATACTATTGGTTTCGTATACAGAGAAGACAGATCCAGACGCTGATTGCTTTCGCAAAGGATTCATCCAATGCGGCAACCTAGCTGGGTCGATAAACGATTCATTCTGAGATATGAGCCGTGCACTGAGCTTGACAAAGTCGAAGTCTCGTGCTTGCAATCTTCTCTGTTTGTATCGCGCATATAAGGCTTTACCCACGTACACTTGCGTGTATTTCCGGGTCGATCCCTTTCTCCAGTCGGAGCAAGAGTCGTGCCAATATGTATCGAATTCAGTATCACTAACCGGACCAACTAACGCTTTGAAGCGTTCGGGAACCCACTTATGGTATAGACTATCAATCGAGGTTTTGACCTCCGATGTGTAGTAACCATGTAGTGTGAGCCACCGAGTAATCCGGTTTCGGTCACTGAATAATTCACCAACTACCGTTGGTACATCATGAAGATGTACCGGACGGAGCGAATGTCCCCGGAACCAATCGGTTCCGCAGCTTTCCTTAACCTGTCCTTGTAAAAAGGATTTTTCGCGGTTAATGTGAAAGCCACACAGCTTAAGGTACTGCACCAATGTAGGTGCACACCCCTCAGGGCAGATGATGTCGTCTCCGAAGATAGACACATCCTCCTTTGGGTAATACCCGAGGCTGCATTTGGTTACTCCAAACATCAGAGCACCAAATATTAGGGATTCGATAGCGAAGGTACTACCGTTGCCCATAGAGGATAACTTCGAGTAGCGGATCTTAGATCCGTCAGGAAGCGTTCCCATAGGGCTTCGGATTTCACATAAATACCTGAACCAAGGTTCAGGCAGCAGTAATTTGACAACTCCCAGTGATATTGTATCACTAGCCATTGCCAGGTCTATAGTTGCCGGACTACAATAGTCCGTCCTAATTGACCCTGCATATGCGAGCTTCTGATTTTTGGTTTGATCATCAAGATCAATCCCCCATGGCTTTAACTTTTTGCGGATGTAACCATCCACTCCAAGTTGTAGCATCATGTTCATCGTTGGCTCAATCGCTATAGGACGCTCTTTGCGAGCATCCTTTGGAACTGTTGTAATCTTATTGCCCTTGACGATATTAAAACACCTCTTGGCCATGTAGGCTTTTGAGATGTGGAAATATGATGGCCACCCTTCTTGGGTGCGAATGTCGCTTTTTACGGCTTCATACCATCGTTCGTCTGAGACAAGTAGATCACATGCGTGATCGAAACATCTTGCGGTTACATCGTATGGATACCCTGCGAATTTATCAAACGCAGAAGTATTCCCACTGGATGTACCGGTAGATGCGCCAGGCCCATGCCTAGCTGTACGTGTTAATTCTTCCTTGGAAGGAAGAGAGGAACCGAGGATTTTGCGGATAAACCACTTAGCCTCGTTAAGAACTCTGTCATCTGCGCCGAGTAATTTACGGCGCCCCACGCGATTAAACGTGGAACAACATTGTTCCCCCAGAAGTATCATTTGGATGCCTGCGCGCTTGCGCGCTTCAGCATCACCATCAAATGGATACTTCTTTAACACTGAACTCAACATAACCCGAACTTCATGGTTCGCCCATGACTCTGAGTTTTCAACGGAGTTAATACTCTGTAACCCCATTGACGCTGACAAGTTAAGGTAACCATCTACGTCCCTCTCTCGGATCACCCGAGAGAGCGTAGATGCCTCCTTGTCAGACAAATGCGAGCCGATTGCTCCTTTCAGAGCGTCTAACACCAGCCACGGGTAATCCCGGGCAACTCTAACCGTCTGATTCCTCAGACTGGTTCGCTGTTGGTGTTTCGACCGACTTTCCGTGTTCTTGTGAAATTTCTTCACAGGGCACTCCTTTCGGCATCTCGCCGTGAAGGTTTCGAAGAAAGGCTACAGGATCCGCGAGGATCGCAGCCAAGTGAGAGAAGACTAATGCTAGTACTTTCCAGTACTTAGGCATCGGCCAACTCACCTTCTTCGAGCAGTGCACGGAATTTAGCGCTATTTACATAGGCGCTAACCAGGTCGATCATCGTGTCCACTTCGGTGGAAGCACGACCAACCGGTGCGGATACACTAAGATCGAGGATAAAAGGCAACGTAATGTTACCATCCCCGGCCTTATTCGGGACATCAATGTCGTACGTCACTTTCGTGGACGTGCGGCGTGTGCCCCTGCTTTCGCCGTTAACAGTCGGAAAACTCCGAGTCTGTTGCAGCAGAAAGCGCTGTGCATCTGAGTGCAAAGTCTCTTCCTTCAGGATGAGACGATGCGGTTCTGCGACTTCCTTTTG